TTTTAATTTAATTCTTAAGGCCATAGCTTATACAAGCATAAAAATCGCCCATATACATGGGATAACCTTAGTTTACCCTACTAAAAAGTTCCTGCTGCTAAAACTTGAACATTTGCAAACTGTCCAGCAGATGAAAACTGTAAAATATTACCTTCAACAGGACTATTAATAGTTACATCTGATAAGTCATTAAGACTTGAAACACTTCCAGGGCCAGATAAGGTATCAATTCTATCCCAGTTATTAGCACCAACACATAAACACCAATCTCCTGCATCAAATGATGTGGAAGGAACAACAGCAGTACCATTACCAGGTACAACGCATACAAAATATGCACCTGTAAGTGTATTAGTACCTGTTGGTATTGCATTACCAACAGTGAATCCTGCTGACGTACCAAAAGCAGTCAAGGTGACAATCGTTCCATTTGAAGCGTTAAAAGTACCGCAGAATCTTAAGTTTTCTTCTGCTAATCGTCCAAAACCAACAGAGAAGAAACTATTACCGTTAAATATTCTTAATTGTCCTGTAGACTCCTGTAACCAGAAGACACCTGTTGGAAGGTTAGTTATATCAGGCGATGCTTCCTGTATGAAACCAGTGGACAGGTTAGCAAGCTTATCCATTGTTATGGAATCATTGGCAAGGAAGTTAGTACCAAACGTACCAGTTGTAATCTTAGATGTAGCAAGATTTGGTATGTCGGAGGCAGCAAGAGTTGAACTGCCTGTAATTATTCCCTTTGCACTGACTGTAACTTTTGTATGAGTACCAGCAGTGACACCACTATTTGCTATAGATAAGACACCATTACTATCCACTGCAAGAGGTGCAGAACCTGTAGGAACTACAACAGCACCTATAGCTGTAGTCGTTGCCACTGGCAAGTCAGAACTTTGCAAAGCAACAGTAGCAGTGATTAATCCCTGATTATTAAATGTAATACCAGATCTAGTCGTTCCAGTAATACTATTATTTATTGATAATGCACCTAAATTTGTAACTACCAAACCACCTGATGATGGAACGCTTACTGCACCAATCGCAGAAGTTGTAGCTTCAGGTAAATCACTTGGAACTAATGCTGTTGTAGCTGTTATAAGTCCTTCGTTATTATATGTAATACCATTTCTTGCAGATGCTCCACCAGTTACTGCATTATTTATCCCTAAGTTACCCGATGCTACATTTAGTGATCTATCAAGATTAGAAGTATTTAATTTAGCTGCCGTAACAGATCCATCTGTAATTTTTGTACCTGAGACACCTGAGATTTTACCGTCAGTAACAGCAGAGTTAGCAATAGCAGCAGTATCAACAGCATTATCAGCTAATTCACTTGAGCCAATTGCATTAGCAGCAATCTGTGTGGCAGTGATTGTATCGTCAGCAATCTTGGCAGCAGTTACAGCATTTGCAGCTAATTTATCTGTAGTAATATTTAAGTTTAAAATCTTTGCGGTCGTTACAGCATTAGAAGCAATAGCTGCACTATCTACTGCGTTATCAGCAAGTTCAGATGCTCCTATGGCATTGGCAGCAATATTACCAGCAGTAATTGTATCTGAAGCGATCTTTGCTCCTGTAATTGCAGTATTGGCAATGGCAGCAGTATCTACTGCATTATCTGCTAACTCATTGGCGGTGACAGAATTATTAGCAAGCTGAGTAGAGGTAACAGAAGCAGAAGTAAGTTTCGCTCCAGGTATATCTCCATCACTGAAATTAGTTTTGGCAAAAGTAACAGCACTATCAGCTATCTTTGCAGTTGTAACTGCTGTAGCTGCTAATTTATCTGTTGTTACATTCAAGTTTGTTATTGCTGCTGTATCTACCGCATTGTCTGCAAGTTCACTAGAACCTATTGCATTTGCTGCTATCTGAGTAGCTGTTATTGTATTGTTTACTAATTTAGCTCCAGTTATAGTCGCATCTGTAATTTTTACGTTTGTTACGGCATTATCAGCCAAAGAAGCTGTAATAATCTGTCCTGCTGTTAAAGGATAACTAAGTGCTGTCGCAGGTATTGATGCAGCATCCACCAATCCAAAAGCACCCTGTACTAAGTTTTTTGCTGTTATCTTCTTTGTTTCAGTAGCACTTACATCTGCAACTGCAATAGGATCTGTTGCCTGTAAACTAGCTGAACCTAACTCAGGTAGTTGTGTAATTTGTAGATCAGCCATGTTAGATAGTCTTTAAGTACATCATAAATCTCTATTTAAGGATCTTCAAGTAAAATACCATCACCATCCTCTTGCAAGATTTTATCACTACTCTCTAATAATAAGAATGAAGGTGGAACTCCATTATGTAACCTAATCTCTCCATTTGTTACAAATTCTATTCTTGCTTCAACAATCCCAACAGCAGGTACTGATACTGCAACATTAGTGACTACACAATTAGATTGATACCAAACACTATTAGTGCTTTGTGATGGATCGTGATATACATAAAATCTACCTTCAAAGTCTGATCCCTGTTGCATACGAACCAACAGTTGACTTAGGTAAACAGGAAATTCTGGACTTGCAAAATCTTCTGTATCTAACTGAAAGTTTCTATGCTGCCATATTGTTTGTATTGTTCCCTGTCCAGATATAAGGCCATTCTCATATTGCTGTCTAAATTCTTCTCCTAAGTTTGTTACATCAACAGTATCTCTTGTAGTTGTAATTTCAAATTCAGTAATTTTAGCTAATGGTCTGAATCTTGTATTTCTTGTCCTAATTAAAATATCTTTTTTTGATGAAGGTGCTGTAAGGGTTAACGCTCCAGAAACTTCTCCTGCCAAGGCAGATGCAAAGGTGTCATATAATTTGATACCTCCCATATCATCTATATGAATATATTTACGAAGATCAGGAAAACTATGCCCAGATAACAATTCTAAATTACTTTTATCTACTGTTTCTATTTCTATCTGATCTCCTGTAATTAAAGAACCTGCTGCATTATCTACAGAAAATCTTTTCTTTGTTGTATTCACATCAGCAGGATCTAATGATGTCGCTAAATCTGAATTTAACGCATCACGTTTTAATTCTATAAAACCTGTAGATCCAAAATATATAGCCATTTATAAAGCAAGGCCAGTAGGTGCTCCATTAACTTCAAAGTTTACATCTGCTGCTACAACTTCCCCTACACTACTAGTCATCGTCATACTTGTAGGCTGTGCTGCAAACTGTATAAATCTACCATTTGTAGAACCATCTTTAATATTTAATTTAAAAGTTAAATTTTTAGAACTTTCTGAATTAGTACCATCTCCAGCAGAGCCACCAGTTTTTATCATGCCATTAATCAGAGTACTTAACGCTCCAGATCCTCCGCCAGCAGTGTCCTGATAATAGTAAATACTTGCATTACCTGTATAACTTCTTATCCCTGGAATAATAGTTCTATCAGTATCTTCCAAAGATACAGTTTCCAATATTGCTTGATTGAAAGTAAAAGACCATGATCTGACTTTGGCAACCTTTGTACCATCTATCAGTAATTCACCTTCTTTACCAGAATAAAAGCCAGACATCGTTTTAAGTAAATTTTAAATTCATTCTAATCCCCATCAAGGCATGCGACAAATTTACATTGCACATTAGAAATGCCAGGTCTGACACTTGTAACTGTAGGAGGACCATCAAATCTATATCTTAACTTAAAACTATCATCAGCTTCTGCTTGTTTCTTTAATAAATTATTATTATCTATTCCAGCTAAAGCATTGGTTGCAGAAAAAAGAATATAGTCATAATCACTATTTACTTCTTCATATAAATCTAAAATTTCATTTGCACGTGTGTCTGTAATATTTGTAAAACCCAAAGATAATTTTGCATTTACCTGTTTATTTCCATATCTCATTACAACTTTTGCACCATTCTGTGATTCAAATTCTGTTTGAGGATAAACCCCAGGAGTATAACTTCTTGAGGATGGTTTTATGTTTGGAAAAAATCTATTTGTTGCCATAATTTATGTAAAGAAAGTTGTACTATTTGATATAACATCCAATACCTTTAATGTACCACTACGACTTGATCCGTCTTCATTACCTTTAACAGGTTGATGAGTTCCTGTTACTGACACAAAACCTTCCTCCGTATAGGTTATAGATTCAACTCTATATATTCTATCTGAACTCTCAGTTTTTTCTATTGTAAAGACAGCATTTCTGAATTGACTTGAAGCAAAACCATTACTATCAGCAGTTAAAGTAGCATCTCTAGGATTACCAAATTCACTACCATCATCATTAAAAGCTTTCCAGTAAAATATTCTCTGCCCAACAGGATTAGTTGAACCTTGAGACTGTATAACACCATCACCACTTATATATCCATTCTCAAAACGATCATTATGTGTTACCTCTGAAAATACTCTTATGTAGTCACCTGGTTCTAAAGACATTGCAGAATCAGGAATAGTTTCAAAACTTATTCCATGATCTACAAACTTTCTTACAGCTAAAGCATAACAAGCAAATAACGTAGCATGATCCCCAGAAGTACAGAAATTTGACATATCAAATACTTCTCTTGGATCGTTATCACTACCTCCAAATTCTTTTCTGAATCTTTTATCTATAACCTTTGTCTTTGCAAATCCATTTTCAACTTCTTCTCTGAATATAATTCTTGCTTGAAACAGTTGTCTCTCTTCAGGAGATAAGAAACTAACCTTTAAATTTCTTGTATTTCCATCAGTAAATAAAGCTTTTACTAAATTTTTACCTTTAACTTCATAATCTATGGAGAAATCATCTTTTATTGGTAGGGTTGGAACGAGGGAGAACTGACCACCTTTAATAGTAAAATCAAGTAGACAAAAAGCAGCATTTTGATAGATAAACTCTCGTATATTTTGTTTTTGCGTAACAACTCCATCCCAAAATAATTTTTCTTCTTGACAAAACTTTGCAGCTTTAGTCATATCTAATTCATTTATCTGAGAAGAACCAATAAGATTACCTGCTCCATTTGTTTTATCTGTTAACAAATGAAAAGCAATATTAGGAAAAAGATTTGAAGATTCAGTCGTTCCATTAATTAAGTTTTTAACTTTTATTCCATTTTTAACATATACAGATAGTTGAGAAAAGTTTTGAAATTCTTTAGAACTATTCATTTTTAAACCAACATTTGATAATCTTGTGTATTTCATTTGCTGGTTATAAACAAATTCGTTTACATAAGTTATTTGATGTTCTGGTTGATCTAAGTGGGAAGGTCGTTCTGCATCAAATTTAATAAAATCTGCTATTGCATCAAAAGGATTTAAGTTCTGTCCTTGAGGCCAAGGTTCTGTTACAAACGCTCCAGTATCAACAGTGCAAGTTACTTGTATAGTTGCAACACCTGGAAAAACAAGATCAACTTTATCACCTTCTTTGTAATTTGTGCCTTGAGATGTAATCGACCACCTCTTTTCACCAGTAGGCCATAACTCAATTTTTACCTGCAAACCACT